GATCAGGTGTCTGCCCTGGCGGATACAGAGGACACTCGCATCGTCCCCGTACCTCGCGACATCCAGACCCCAGACTACGGGGGTTCCTTCCGGTTGTTCGACTACTCGCTTTGATGCCTGCTCCACGGCATGCAGACTGATCAGGGTGTCGTCCTCTGCCAAGGGGAACTCTCCCAGCACTCGGACTCGGAATGCGTTCGATTCCTCTCCGTACTTGATCTTCAGCTCCTCAATGAAATCCTCACTAACCAAGTCACTGTCCAGACAGGATACCCTCCTGGTCCACCATCGATCCCTCAGTCGTGTATGCGTCTCATAAAAATACCCACTGTTGCGGGTGCCGTTGCCGATCAGTAGGACCGAGGCATTGTGAGAGGACATCGAACTGTATGCACTGACATAGACCTGCTCTGGGATTGCACTCGCCTCATCGAAAATCAATAGAACATTCTCTGCGTGAACCCCTGCCATTGCCTCCGGTGATTCTGCACGACTGGTCCTTGCACTAATGAATGCCTCTGTGGGACTACTTGCCAACTCGATCCGGTCTGACTTCATCTCCAATAAAGATTTGATGGGGTTCGGCAACTCCTTGATCCATCTTTTCACTTCTGCAAACAAGGCATCGTATAACTGGGAAGCAGACGGTGCTGTGCAGACAATCTTGACGGGATACCTTGTGAGTAAGTACCAGATCATCAACCAACTGGCACAGGAACTCTTGCCACATCCATGTCCAGAGACCACTGAGAGCAACGATCGTTTGTCCTTGCCTACCTTCTGCAGTACCTCCCTCTGCCAGTCTTGGGGGGTCACGCCCAGCAGGTCCTCGACAAAGAGATCTGGATGACGTTCGTAGGTCAGGATTAGTTCAGAGAGTTGCATTATTCGTCTCGTAGATCGTCAATGATGATGGCACCTTCCTCTCCCCAGATTTTCTCAATCTCCAGTTTCCAGACCGTTGAGTCCTCCTTCAGCAGTGCGTCCATCAATGCCTTGCACAAATTGTCTGCATCGGGCCTCTGCTGGTGCGGGGTTGAGACCTTCTGCAACCTCTTCTTCTTGCACCAACTGCTGGGCATCGGCACGATGAACCTGGCACGGAAGGCATCCGGCAGTTCCCAACCCTCTGCCTGACTCCGCAGTTCATCACAGAACTCACGGTACCGGATTACGACCTTTCTCTTGGCCCAGACATCTCTGCGGGTCATCCTCGGTTTGGCAACTGGGGAAATTCTGAAAATTTTTTGCATCAGGGATCTTCTCCCAAATCCACGGGGTATGGGGGGGGTTCCCAAGAGACCAGCACACTCAGTCGAGAACAACACTCCAGCACTGCATTGGTGTTCGGGTATCGCTCTGATCCCCTCCAGAACAAATGTATCCTTGGACGATGATTCGGAAAATAAATCTGATACGCCAGCACCTGCCCCACTGCAGATTTCCAACGGTCTGCTCGTTTCACCTCGATGATCTCTGTTGCTGATAAAATATCGATGAACCCCGCAGGGCACTGAATCTCGACTGCTGCCTGCAACTCTCGACTGAGTTTGTCCTGAATCCTCTTCTCTTCTGCTGCACGGGGTGTGTCCGACTGGAGTTTTTCTATGCGTTTGAATTGCTGGGACACTGCTGATTCCGAGATCCCCAGCACATGGGCCATCTCTTTCTGTTTGAAACCCTGGTCCTTCAGACGGAGCAGTTCACGTTGCGTTGGGTTCACAAAATCTCAGCAGTAGTGTGGAGAGGTGGAGGGGTGCGCCCACGCACCACCCCCTCGGTTCGACCACCCCTGGGGGGGGTCTGCGAAAATCTGTGATCCTGACCCCAGTGTTGCCCTTTTTGTTGCCCTTTCTGTTCATATCCTGCTCGATCCCAGTTTTTCTGCGGCATATCGGTTCCCACCCTCGCCACCAACTGATAATTTCTATATGTTTGATAATGTCAAATATGTAACTCATACCCCAGTATTTATGCGGCACAGAGCAGATAAAAGTTGTATCAGAATCGCGAGTGCGTAATGTTAACGGGCATCTGCTCAATCCTTGGGCATCTGCTCAGACTTGTGTTCAATCTCCGCTTTTCTCTTGGCAATCTTCTTCATCGTGTCCAGGTGTTCCTTCCTCATCGAGTGTTCCACAGACACATCCTTCTTCATTCGCTCGGCAAGGAACTCAGGATGATACTTGGCACAGATCCACTGTCTGGCACGGATCGACACATCTGCAGCTCTCGGATCAATCCGACCTTGTTCACACTCCTTCGCAAGATACTCAATGTGTTCAGCATGACGCATTGCTCTCTCGTTCAGAGCAGACATGTACCGTTCCTGATGATTCCGGTTCAACACCTGGTACAGTGCATACCTCGTCATGCCATAGAGTTCTGCAGTCTCCTGCAGACTCTTACCATCGGCAATGTGATTGCAGAAGGCTTCAACATCCTCATCAGAATATTTCCGGTTAGATTTCTTGGGTGCAGTCATCATCATCACTGGGAAAGAGTTTGAAATAATCGGGATGGTTTGGATGGAAGACCTTCATCGGCAGAAGCATTCTCCCCTGTCGATCTTTTCGTCGTGCCCAGTCCGCACACTTAAACTTGCCACAGAAATCATCTTCATAAACCTTGGGCCAGATTGGTTCCGTAAAGAACTGAAAAGATGGATAACGTTCATCATCAGCCTGAAAGACCTGTTCATTGATGACACGCAGTTGTGCACGGGCATCCTCATCTGGCAGATTCATTTCTCCGATCATGCTGGACTTCGGTGCAGACTTTCGGCAGAGACCGAAAGAGGGATCTCCTTCAGGTTCATGTTCGCCTGCATGGAACCAGCAGCAGTTCCTACAGATCCCTGGAATGTGTTGGACCTGTGCGTGTTGGATTTCAGTCATATTTCCTTAATCAGAATATTTTTTATTATTTAAATTATTCCCATGGGAAAGATTTAATTTTTCCCACCCAATTTGGGAAAGATTCCGCCCCCGCAATCCCTGATGTTTGCTAGCGTAGAATATTTTTCAAGAATATAATTCCCAAATTCCCAACCACTCTCTTTCCCTCCTCCTTATATTATTTTTACTCAATAAAAAGACTCACCCTCTTATATATGGGAAAAATTAAAAAAAATAATAATATATATAATTATATCCCAGTATTTATGCAGCCTAGAGAGTTTCTGAATCTTTCCCATGTCTATAGGAAAAAGTTGGGAATATTTCCCATTCTGATTATTTTTATTTATTCGCATAAATTCTAGTAGTGGAGTTGGTTTTTCCATCTTCCACAAAAATTCGGATAAGTTTCCCTTCAATCAACGTCTCCAGAATCTGATCTCGTTCCCACTTCTGAACAGTGCGAAACCGTCTGGCAACCTCAGACAGAGAACGTCCATTGCTTCCAGCATGTCGGATGTAGTCAAGGATCTTTCCAGTGTACCCTTCATCGAGTTTACCAGTCCCAGCAGCAAAGTGCCGCAGCACCAGTTCAATCTGATCCTGAATCAAAGCCCAGCATTGTTGAAGGATGTTCAAAGGCATCTCCCTGAGTCCAGCAGCGGTTGCTGTAACCAAAGCCAACTTCTGGGCATTCAAGGGACCACGGACCCACATTTGATAATAAGGAATCTGTTCCACCTGTTTCTGATAAGTTTCCAGAGAGATTTCCTTCCAGAACTCTTCAGTATCCTTGGCAAAGGGCAGCACAGCAGGTCGGACATTCAGAGAAGCAATCGCCTGCTGGCTGTTCACATTTGTGCTTCGTTCTCTCAGCTCAGTGAGTAGCCGAACAAACCGATCAGGAACAGCAGAGGAATCATCAGGATGAAAGTTGATTTCTGGAGCATGAGTGTGTGCCTCAAAAGGCAGCAAACGATTCAGCAGGCCAGACTCCACATGCTCCTTTTCCAGTAGTTTGTAAAAACTGGTTGGTGTGGTCGTGCCGTAGAGGGAAAGGCAAGGCTGTTCAATCTGAAACCGTGGGTTTTCTTTCTCAGAGGCATATTCCTTTGATCGATACGCACGATTGGCAGAGGAGTAGAACTCCATCAGCACCTTCGAGATCTTGGCAACATGGCTTTGTGTGTGAGCACCCAGAATCCCTTTTAGGATCTCACCAATTTCATCCATCATCACGAAAGAGGTTGGTTCTCGGAGAGTAGCCTTGATCAGTGCCGTTTCAGAAGTGAAGTCATTGCCCGTGATGAGAGACTCTAGGTTTGCAGACAACAGGATTCGATCCAGGCACTTGAGGATATGATCCTTGCCACTTCCGGTTTCTCCCAGGCCCAGCACATAGAGGTTTGTCCGCGCATCAGTTGCGGAGGCAACTCTCTGACCCAGCACAGACCCCAGTAAGGCAAGGCTTCCGCCCAATGCCAGGATTGGTTGAGGACGGTCTGCCGTGAGGCAGATCCAATCAGCAAGTTCTCCGACAAGTCCAGGGAATTGATAGAGACGCAGATTGACTTCTGGAAGATCCTGCTGAACTTCCGGTTCCGGTTCCTGAACTTCGACCTGTCTGCGTTGCAGAATTTTTTCAATGCTTTCCTTGGTGGCCTTGTGTGATTCCGGTTCAAAGGGATCACCATATCCATCAAGGGCATCACCAAAGAATGCTTCCAGTTGCTGGTAGCTCAGATTTTCACAATGGTTGTGAAAGCAATGAAATCCATGTCGTCCAGACCCATCAAGATTGACATGAACATTGGCAGTGTTTGCATTGGGATTAGAATGCTGTGCTGCATTGGGACAGATCACCTCCAGGCGGTCTCCGTACTCTGCGACAACCTCTCCACGGTCTCTGAAGAAATCACCCCAGCGCACAGATCCATAGACATACTGTGATTTCTTGGGGAATCGGTTGGGAGATCCCTTGGGTCTTCCTCGTTTTGCTTCCTGAGTAGGCGGGAAGAGTTCCAGCAATTCATCCGGCTGGATTTGATAGATGTTGAAAAAAGAACCGGAGATGAGCTGATAGGGCATTCCAGAAGGATGGATGCTTGGAGGAATAACAACCTGTGCGCCATTGGATCGAACTTCTCCTGACTTCTGTCCGTTCATCTGCCAGATGTAGGTCTTGGTTTGTTCAGGGCACAGCATCCAGATGTGCAACCCTTTTCCGGTTTTGACCACAGGAGTCTGTTCAAGGATCTTTTGCGCCAGAGGTTGTGATTTCCATGCCTCCACATTGGCATCGATGTCTCCGCAGATCACCCCATGACTGGATGATCCACAGATCCCCCCAATGTTACATTTGGATCGACCTCGGAATCGGTTCAGAGTCTCTTCCAGGGATGCAAACGGCAAGGAGTTCCATTTTTCAATCACAGGTTCCTTCCCCTTGCTTTTCAAGGGCATCACATTGATCTGTGCCCTATGATACTCCTCAATGACCTTACGCAGAGATTCGGGCACGTTTTGACTCATCTTCAGTCTCAAAAATTTTGTCCACAATGCTGAAGTATTTCCCATTCTTGCGGACAATCAGAAAAGCAGGATGCTGAAAGGGAGAGATCTTCTGGTTATACATTTCATGCCAGGCCACCGAGTTGGTGCCGTTTGTCAGACCATGCTTGATCATGTCTGTCCAACCTTTCACAGTGATCTTATCAAACCGTTTGTGTTTCAAGAGCCAGGATTCACAGATTTTGGTTGCCCCATACTTAGGACTGACAAATGGCAGGAACTCCTCAATCTTTTTTGAGAAGAGACCCCCAAGGTTGGAGTCTTTGCAGAAGTAGGTGACACGCAGGACAGGATACTCTGACTTCAATGCCTTGTGATAAGTCCAATCCCAGGATTTGACTTCCAGAGTTTCGATTGGAATCTTCAACGGATCTCGACCTGCTGCGTCAACGGTTGCTCCTTTGCGTTCAGGTGGATCAAACTCAAATCCACACTCTGGGCATTCCAGCAATGCGGCATGGCAGAAGAACTCGCATTGCGGACAAGTCTTTCCTGGTGCAGTTCCATCCCCTTTTGACTGTTTTTCTCGGTGCCCTCGGATCTCAGGAATCGTCCCATGTCTTTCCAGATTTCCTCCGAAATCCAACAGCAGGCAATTCTGCTTGTCTTCACAGATCCGCATACCTCGGCCTGCCATCTGGACAAAAAGTCCAGCCGACTGGGTAGCCCGTAGAATGGCAACAAGATCTATGTGTGGAGCATCAAATCCTTCTGTCAGCACAGAGCAATTGACCAGGCATTCCAATTGTCCGTTCTTGAACAACTCGATGGCACGGTCACGTTCTGACTTCGGTTGCTGTGAATGCACAACTGCTGTCTGAATACCTCGACGCAGTAGTTCCTTGCAGACCAGCTCGGCATGAGCAATCCCACAGCAAAAGACTACCCAGTGCCTGCGATCTCCTGCCTTCTCCACCATCGAGGCACAGTGTGTTGGAACCAGAGGAACAAAACGATCCTCCAATTCTCCTGCCACATATTCCCTGTTTTGTATTCGGACCCCTGTCAGATCCGGTTGATCCTGTTTGGCATAGGAAACCAGATCTGAAAGAAATCCTTCTTCAACCAATTTGCGGATAGGTGCTTCATAGATCAGTTTCTCAAAGAATCGGTCCTTGCCATAGACCTTGCCAGACTGCAGGCGGAACGGAGTGGCAGAGAGTCCAATCACAGGGACTCCATGCCCTCTCTCCTGCATACATCGCAGATCCTGCTCTTCAAGAAAACGATGGTATAGTCCTTTTTCCTTTGCCGGAATTCGGTGACACTCATCGACAATAATCAGCGAAAAACGATGAGGAATCTGGTCCGACTTCCCACTGATCGACTGTATGGAGGCACTGATGACCGAATGATGCAGTTCCTTCTTTCGGAGTCCTGCACAGTATCTCCCCACAGAAGGAAGGAATCGGGAAAGAGTCTGAGCATTCTGCTCCACCAGTTCCTTGGTGTGGGTCAGCACACAGACCCGCACATGCTCTCCAAAAGTGCAGGCCCATTGGCTCAGTTCTGCCAGGACTACACTCTTGCCTGAACCTGTGGGCAACACGATCACCCCACGTTCCTTATTCTTGAGTGCATCCTGTGCGGCTTCCACGGCTTCCTTTTGATACCATCGGAGATCCATCACCACGGAACGTCTTCCTCAACAACAGTTTCTTTCTTGTCAAATTTGCGTTTTCCAATGGTAGGCTGATCCCGGTCAAAGTCTGATTCAGGACCCCATGCCTTGATTTTGTTGGAGGGTCCATACTCCCCATCCCCTTGTTCAATAATCACAGTGATGGTCAGAGGGATGTTATGCAGCTCTTCGGTATCATCAAACCTTGGCTTGCCAACAGCCTTTGCTGTGTATCCAAGATCTTGTTTGCCGATCTCAACAGCCTTTTCAGATTTATTTTTCAGGTTGTAGTTGTGCCAAACCCTACGACCCTTGGCAGGATTCAACATTTCAAAAGTCATGGAGAGCATGGTTCCACCTGATCGAGTTGCCTTGATCTCAGATTCAATGATCTCCGCGAGGTACTTGCCAGGTTCCAGTAAATTTCTTGAAGGAGTTTCAAATTCGTCTGCATTAAAATTTAGTCGTGCCATAGGGAATCTCTCATGGAACTGTTTTTCAGGAATGTAGTCGGTGCCATCCCACCAATGCCAACCATCAATGGGACACCAGACCGTCTTTAAACGTGGTCTATCCACGCAACCATTGAATAAAAGGTTGAAATGTTTCCGCAGTAGGATTTGCGGCAACCACCCCCTGCATCTCAGTGCATCGGGTTTTGCTGATCTCCATCAGGACCTTGCCATTCTGGTTATTGAAATTGCAGACGAGGTCAAACTCATATTCGACTCCCTCCCGTTGCTCTGGTGCGAGTCCTATTTTCTGCATCTTCAGCTTCCCACGATCATCTTGACTGGTTTCATAGGCAGTCTTGCTTCTCATGGTGCAGATGACATGGAAAGGAGCACGGACAATGACACCCAACTCTTGTTGGTGCATCGCATTGCCTTCCTTCCAGGCCTTCATCGAATTTCCCTTGTATCGGGAATCGGTCAGCACATCGACCTGTTCCAGAATCCCGTTAGGACCTTTCCAGAAATGGGTCAGACTATCGACAACCAGGACGGGGTATCCTGCATCTCTTGCAGCACCAAAAACTGCAAAGAAATTTGCAGGTTTGAAGTCGTCCACCTCCACAACATCAAAGACAAACTGATCACTGTACTTGGCTGCCGAACCTGCTTCGGTATCAAGAACAGCAAAAGGTTTCCCCTCTGCCAACTCGGTTGCCAACATCAAAGAACTCCAGGTTTTGCCAGACCCTGAAGTGCCTGTCAGAGCAATCCGTGCTCTGGCTTCTTTCTTTGTCGCTTTTTGGAACATGCGTCCTCATTTGTTTGATGGGTTTCAAAACTAGAATGTCGGTTGTAGGTCCTGCGCCAGTGAACCATCTTGTGGCACCCAGTGCAGAGAGTCTGCAGGTTCTCAGGGTCATCACTGCCTCCATGCTGAACCTCCAGAACATGATGAATCTCCAGAGTGTCTGGCAGCACCAGATCCTCTTTCATGCTGAGACACATCTCGCAGTAGTCTTTGCAGAAACGATTGCGGAGCTCCGCCTGACCCTTGCGTGACTTCTTCTCCTTCGGTTTGCCTTCCCACTTGATGAATCTCCTGCATTTCCCACAGGTCACTTTGCAGTAGTGCCCACCAGGATGAGGTCCGTAGTCACGAATCATTTCCTCATGGTCACAGGGAACAATCCGAAATCTCTCAAAATCAATTAACTTCTCAGACATCCATTTCTCCTTAAAACAGAGACCAGCACCTTCTCAATAAGTCCGAGTATCGATCATCAGTTTTGACTGCAGAACCTCATCATCGTTCGC